TTCTTCCGGTGGTAGCTCTTCCGGTGGCGGCACTTTGGAAATCGTCGATATAGGCGATTCCAAGCCGCCTAAAAAGCAAGACGGCCAAAACGGCGGTGGAAAAAACGGCCAAAATCAAGAGGGCGAAATAGGCCCGGTCGGCGGATGGGAAAAAGAACCTGAAAAAAAAGCTCCTAAAGGTAAATTCTACAATGTAAAGTTTGGCTGTTATAACGAACAAGATTGTGCCATTGATAACTATGCCGAAGATTTGAATGATGCCTGTAAGGGTAGTGCTTCGGGTGGTAAGAATTTGGCGGCGGGCTTTAGTTACAGACTTTTTGTCAGGAATGGCGTTTGTTATTACGAAGCCTCGAATAAAGGTAAAAAAGTCGGTGAATATTCTTTACAGGCTAAATTAGTATCGTCTGACAAAGTGCCTGAAGACAAAAAGCCTAAAGACGAAAAAAAGAAAGACGAAAAGCCAAAAGATGATAAAGGGAAAGAGTGTTTAGACAACAATCCGCACATCTGCAAAGGCAAAGACGGCAAGTGGAAAGATACCCGGGAAGAAGGCAACGGTTGCGTTTCGGGCGCGTTGGAACAACGCGCAACCAATCCATGCGAAGCATTCATAGCGTGCCGCAGGCGCGCCGTACCAAGCGAAGCGCGGCGTATAGGAAGCATGAAGCTTACAGACGGCCTTTATGCGGAAACGTCGCCGTTTTGTTTCGGGATTTTTGCGGAAGAAATCCCCTTCCGTGATAAATCCGAAAAAAACGGCGGCATAAAGGCCGTCTGAAAGATCCATGCAAAGGGTGGGTTAGTGGGAGCAAACGGAGTGCGCAGCGAAGAATGAGCGAAGAGGCTAGGGATTAGCACTGGCCAGCGTAGCAACCCTAGTTCGGAGTCCGAAGGATGCAAGCCCGACCCCGAAGGGGTAGCCCCAAAAAAAAAA